TTGTTTTAATTGTGGTATTACAGCATCTCATAGAAAAGGTCAAGTCATAAACAAGAATTTTGTTAAGTTTATGAGATTACTTGGTGTTCCTGAAAGTGAGATAAAGAGACTACAGATTGAAAGTATCAGAGAAAAAGAATTATCAGAAGGACCATGGGTGTTCACATCAAAAACACAAACTACTAGAATCCCATCATTTCCTGGTATGAAATTGCCTGAAAACTCAGAATCACTTGACGATATACTAAATAGAGATGTCCCACCTGAGGGAGCAATAATGGCCGCGAAATATTTACTTGACCGTGGTGTATATGACTTTGTAGATACATATTGGAGTAGTGCATTTGGATTTAAGAATCGCATTATATTTCCATTCACACAAGGTGATAGAATTGTTGGTTATACAGGAAGAGATTATACAGAGAAATCTGAATCGAAATATATGACAAAGCAACCAAAGAATTTTTTATATGGTTCTGATAGGATTAAAGAAGATAAAGAATTTTTGATTGTAGTTGAAGGAACAATTGATGCGGCAGTCTTAGACTGTGTTGCGATAATGAGTAACGAAGCATCACAAAATCAAATTGATTATATTAATCAGTTTAAAGGCGAAGTTATCGTATGTCCTGATAGAGATACCGCCGGTAAGAAGTTAGTCCATCAGGCACAAGAAAATGGTTGGAGTGTTTCATTTCCAACTTGGCAAGAACATATTAAAGATGCGGCAGATTCAGTAAAAGAATATGGAAAATTATATACTCTGAAATCGATTATTGATGGACGCATAAGTAATAGTACAAAGATAAGTGTAAAAACAAGATTAATGTAATTAGCGGGTGGACCAAACGACCGCACAAAAAAGCGTAGGAGCAATATTATAATGAAAAACGAAGAAATTAGAATTAACGTAATACCGGAACCAAAGGAAGCACCATCTCCACCACCAATGCCACCAATGCCCGCACCACCAACTCCACCTAAACAGCCTGGCGAATTTTTGAGAGAGAACGGTGTACTGCATATGGATAAAGAATTCAATCAGGAAAATTGTATGCCATTAGTTAAAATGATTATGGAATATAACTTGATGCCAGAAAAAGATGCACCAGAAATTATTCACTTATACATCAATTCGCCTGGTGGATATGTAGATAGTTGTATGCATCTTATTGATGTTATTAAACAATCACGCATTGCGGTTTATACTTACGGTATGGGTTCTATTGCATCTTGTGGTGTTATGCTTATGATGGCTGGTACTAAGGGACATAGGTATCTAACACAAAATACAGCAGTGATGTCACACGAATTTAGTGGCGGAACTAGAGGACAATACCATGATATGTTAGATGCTCAATCTCATATGGAATGGACAAATCAAAAATTACTTGAACATTATATGAAATGTACTGGAAAGAAAGAGAATTATATTCGTAAACATATGTTAGCCCCAAAGACTGACCATTGGTTAACTCCAGAAGAAGCAATCAAACACGGAATTGCTGATAAACTAATTGAAACATATTAGATGTTGACAAAGTGTCTAAAAACTTGTATAATAATATAAACTTTCCAGGAAATTAAATGTCAGAAGTCAAAAACTACTCACCCGACTTACAGAAATTGTTTGTTCAATTTATGTTGACGGACCCTCAGTTGTTTACTAGAGTAATGGGTATTATTGATAATAGACATTTTGATAGACCAACCCGTGATATTGTTGGTTATCTAATCAACTATAGTGAAGAATATTCAACTATGCCAACTGTTGAACAGATTAAAGCAGAAACTGGCCAAGACATTGAATTGCTAGAAGACATAGCAAAGCATAGTGACTGGTTTGTAGATGAGTTTGAAACATTCTGTAGACACAAAGCAATTGAACGAGCAATCGTTAATAGTGCTGACTTGCTTGAAGAAGGCAAATATGGTGAAGTAGAAACAACTATCAAAGAAGCAGTTCAGATTGGTTTAGCGAGGTCTTTGGGTACTGATTATTTTGATGACCCGAGAAAAAGACTTGAGATGCTCAAAGACAATAACGGACAAATCACTACCGGTTGGAAAGACTTAGATGATAAACTTTACGGTGGTATTAATCGAGGCGAAGTAACTATCTTTGCTGGTGGTTCTGGTTCTGGTAAATCTTTGTTTATGCAGAATATGTCATTGAACTGGGCAGAAGCCGGTATGAATGTTGTCTATCTTACTTTAGAATTGTCAGAAGAATTATCAGCAATGCGTATCGATGCGATGGCAACAGATAAGAGTACTAGACGTATCTTTAAAGAACTAGATGATGTTGAGTTGAAAGTTAAGACTATCGGTAAGAAATCTGGTATGCTTAGAATTAAGTATATGTCTTCAGGTTCGACAATCAATGATGTCCGTGCTTATCTAAAAGAACTTCAAATCGTTACAGGTAAAACAGTTGATTGTATTTGTATTGATTACTTAGACCTATTGATGCCTGCAACGAAGAAAGTTAATCCAGGTGACTTGTTCATCAAAGACAAGTATGTCACAGAAGAAATTCGTAACTTTGCGATGGAATCTCAAACAGTTGTAGTGACCGCCTCACAGTTAAATCGTTCAGCAGTAGAAGAAATTGAGTTTGACCACTCTCATATCGCTGGCGGTATCTCTAAAATTCAAACTGCTGATAATGTTATCGGCATCTTTACAAGTAACGCAATGAGAGAACGTGGTCAGTATCAACTCCAACTACTAAAAACAAGAAGTTCAAGTGGTGTTGGTTCTAAAATAAATCTAGTATTTGACAGAGATAGTCTTAGAATTAGTGATTCAGACTTAGAAGATGATGATTTAGCAGTAGGAACACAAGATGCGTCTAAGGTAACAGATATATTAAAGAGAAAGACAACTGTATCTAGTTCTGATAGTGATTCTGCTATCCCACCAGAGAAATCAGAATCTGCAATTAGCCTTCGTGCAATGGTTAAGTCTAAAAAGGCTACTCCATTTGATGATAATTGATAAATACTGTTAGGAGAATTATTTTATGACTAAGAAACCACGTAGAAGTCTATTTGAAGAATTAAACTCGATGGCGATTTCTAAAAATGAGCCAGAAAGATTTGTCGAACAAAAAGGCGAACATATCATTTCGGGTGCAATAAATCTGATTGAATTCATTCACCGTGAGTTCGATGATGCTGTTGCTGTGGACTTAACCAAGCGTCTTGTTAACAGCATTCGTACGGGTGACATGAGAAAATTCAAAAGAGGAATAACTCATGCGAAACGAAAAGATGAATCTTAATCAACAACTAGAAGAATTAAAAGTCTTGGCGGGTATCTATAAACCATACCAAATGGAAGATACAGCACAAGAGAATATTTCCTATACTGGTACAGAGAAATCTAAGTATCAAAAGAAACATAAAGTAGAACCAGGAACAAAAGAGTGGTTCAAGTTATGGTTTTCAAAACCTTATTTGACAGGTGAAAACCCATACGGCAAGGAATAATATGAAGGTTAGGGATATATTAGGCGCAGGCTTAGAGAGAAGATTTAGAGGTCCAAGAAAGCCTCGTAATAAGCAAGTTGGTTTTCATCAGAAGATGAAGAAACTTCTGGATAAAGCACTTAATGAAGAAGGTGCTAGAATTCAGCATTTAGAAGACTTAATTATCTGGGATGGTTCAGTTGGCGGTCAAAAAGCAATCGCTAAATTACATCAAGTAGAAACTTCTCCAAAATCAATTAGTATCAAATGGGATGGCTCACCAGCCGTTATCTTTGGTCGTAATGAGAATGGCGAATTCGTACTTACAGATAAGAGTGGATTCAGTGCTAAAGGTTATAACGGCAGAGTAACAAGTGCTGATGAACTAGGCGATATGTTTAATAATCGTAAGATGAAAGACCCAACGCCAGAGAAAGTAGCAGGTAAAAAAGAATTTGTTCAAAATATGAAAACCATATGGGACAAAGTAGAGAGTGTAATACCTGAAGATTTTAGAGGATATTTACACGGAGACTTGTTATGGTTCTCAACACCACAGGCAAAAGACGGCAGACTTATATTCAAGCCAAACGTAACAACATACTCAGTAGATGCTAAAAGTGATATCGGTCAAAAGATAATTAATTATGATGTAGGTATCGTAGTGCATGTAGTGTTAGACTTAGAAGGCAACAAAAGCAATGTAGATATGGGACAACTTAGAACAGGTAAAACATGGATTATGCCACCTGTTTATGTTACTAAATCTCCAGGTGTTGACTTACCAGAAGTAGACAGATTAGAAAGTTATTTAAAATCTAATGCTAATTCAATTGATAAACTATTGGCAGTCCCAGCCGAATTAAAAATGGCAGACTTTGGTAATATTCTTTACACTTATATTAATAATAGTGTGAAAGCAGGCAACCTAGATAAACTAGGAAAGAATTTCAGTGAATGGGTAGACTCATCAAAACTAAGTGGACCTAAGAAAGAACGAGTAGTTCAGTGGGTAGGACAAAATAGTGATGGCTTCGAAGCAATCTTTCAATTCATTAATGGTGTTATGACTACAAAGAACAAAATTATTAAAACGTTAGATTCTCAACCAGCAGATATCGAAGCCAGTACAAATGGCCAGAAAGGTGGAGAAGGCTATGTAATAGATAAAGATGTGAAACTGGTAAATAGAGCAGGATTCACAGCGGCAAACATGAGGCAAGAGAGATAATTTTCAACTACTAATAATAAGACAATGGGCAAAAGAACAATACCACACTGCCAACCAAGAAAAAGAGGGCAGAAACCAATTAAGAAAGATATGTCACACTCTACTTTTGTAGTAAAAAGACATCCAAACAGTAAACGTGTTACTAGCGGCGCAAGAACATAAGATAAATACAATAAGGAAGAAATGATGTATAGCAAAGAGTGTAAATTACATTTAGAACAAGTAAATATGACTCGATGGCAACATTTCAGGCATGCGATAGGTATATCTATGCGTTTGTTTATAGGTTCAATTGCAGTATTAATACATGCATTTGCTCCTAGATGGTTAAAATCTACAGCAACCGATACTTGTGTTGCGATAGCAAAAGAGAACGGAAAATGGAAGACTTAAAACTTGTAAATACTTTATCTGAAAGCAGATTATTCAGAACAAAAAAGATGGCTAACGATGTCAATATAGATGATGCCGCTGACTTGGTTTTTGTTCACTTTCTTATATTGAATATATTTAACAAAGATTATGATTTCGCCCCTCTGGCAGGTGATATAGCATCTCGTACTATGGTTTATAGAAACTTTGATTACTTCAGGACTAATGGTACAGATATGTACATGGCTTTTAATCGTTTAATGGGTAAAGATAATGATATTGGTAATGAGAAAGATGAGATAGCAAAGGGTAGGCTTTCATTACAGAAAGCAGATATTTTAAGATTCCTACTTCATTATTCTAATAACAGAAGCGATGCATCATTTGAGCAAAGATATTTACTGAGATATCAAAGAAATCTTAACGTACAAGATGGTATGCTAAAGTCAGTTCGTAGACTAGTTGGAGATTGGGACAATCTAAGTCAAAATCAAAAAGCACTAGTTGTTACACGATTAGTTCAGTGGATGCGTAGAAAAGCAAGACTAGCCGAAATAATGCCCGCACTTTTAAAATTACAGAAACGTGGTAACTATATTCATAAAGATAGTAAGTCTGCAAAACAAACTATCAAAAAAATATGGGATGAGCCAGTAGTAAAAGCCGCGGCGTTTGGTGCCGCAATTATTGGTGCCAGAAAAGCAGGTAAAGCCTTAGGCAATAAATGGGGCCAAACAACCTACGTCACAGACAGAAATTACAAGAAAAAACGATAATTTCGTTATCTAACGTCTTAATTACCCTCACAATGTGATAAATAAGAGTGTAGGGTACTAAAACCCTAACAGAAAAAGCGAAGAGATATTATCTCGGAGTTTAAATTAATAACATTTCTTAAGGAGAAATAACATGGCAGATTCAAATACACTAGGTACTCAAGGTAACGGTCTAGGTTCAAAAACTACAATCGTTAAACTAGCACTTACAAACATGACAGCGGCTAACTTAGGCACTATCTATGCGGCAATGGGCGCATTAGGTCACACAGTTGCAGGTTCAGGTACAGCAGACGGTTCGGCATTTGTTGCTGGTACAACTGACGTACTATTCATCGCTCTTCAAGGCGCTGACTATACAGCAGACGCTTCAGACGCCCACGGCGTAACTGGCGCGGCTACTACTATCGAAGCAGTAATTGGCTAATACCTACTTTTAATTAAGTGAAAAAGCCCTCTTTATGAGGGCTTTTTTTATGTCTAAACATATAATTTTCTCTATTTTGTATAAATAGATATGTAAGTGATAAAGAAAAACACTTACGATACTTGAGATATCTTCCGAGTATTCAAATGCATGAGTCTATACCGTGCAGTGCCTTGAGATTCCTTCCGAGGTATAAAAAATAAAAATAAGTAAACAAAAAGTTATGTATATTATTTCGTGGAATGGTCCGTGAAGTAATTAATAACAATGGCTAATTATAGGAGATAATAATGGCTGATATAAAAAACTTTGGTATCAAAGGTATTGGTGCTGACGTTCAGTTTGGTAAGTCGGGTGGCCGAGTCGTATACGATTCAGGTAATTCACTTTTCAAAGTAACGACAGACGGTACAACGTTGGGAAAACTTTCAGTTTTAACACCAACGTCTGATAACCATGCGGCAAACAAAAGTTATGTTGACTCTGTTGCTTCAGGATTGGATGTAAAAGATTCAGTTCGTGCGGCTTCAACAGCATCATTAACTATAAGTGGACCTGGTGCGACAATTGATGGCGTATCTATGGTAGCGGGCGACCGTGTACTACTTAAGAACCAGTCTACTGGTTCTGAAAACGGTATCTATCTATGGACAGGTGCGGCGTCAGCAATGACACGTGCAACTGACATGGACGGTTCCGATGAGTTCGTTGGCGCTTTCTTCTTTGTTGAAGAAGGTACTATTAACTCAGACCAAGGCTTTGTATGTTCTACTAACGGTGCAATCACTGTTGGTTCTACTGCAATTGCTTTTACACAATTCACTGGTACTGGTCAGTTAACAGCAGGTAATGGTTTATCTAAATCAGGTAACACATTCAATGTTAACGTTGACGATACATATGTGAAAATTAATGGTTCAGACCAATTAACTGTTAAAGGTACTACGACTACTGGTCAAGTACTTCGTTCAGACGGTTCAGGTGGCGTGGCTTATGGCGCGGTTAACTTGACATCTTCAGATGCAGTTACTGGTGCATTACCATTAACAAACGGTGGTTTAGGTGTTGATGCATCTGATGCCTCTGGTAAAATTACTGCTCGTTCAAACTTAGGTTTGGGCTCAATGGCTACACAGGCTTCTACTGGTGTTACAATCACTGGTGGTTCAATTGATATTTCTGGTGGTACTTTAACTCTAGCAAACGACCAAATCTCTGGTGATAAAGTTTCTGGTGGTACAATTGATGGCGCTAACCTTTCAGGTGGTGTTTCAAAAACTATCTCTGCATACGATATTACTATTGGTGCTGGTAAGACGTTAGACGTAGACGGTGTTGTTGATATCGATGCTTCAAGTGGTAACATGGATGGCGTTGCTGTCGGTGGTACAACTTCAGCGGCTGGTACATTTACAACTATGACATCTGGTTCAGTTGACATTAACGGTGGTGCTATTGACGGTACAACTATTGGTGCTAACGTGGCAGCGGCAGGTACATTTACAAACGTAGATGCTACTGGTACAATCAAAACTGATATACTAGACAACTACTCAGGTACAAACATTGCGGTTAATGCCCCATTGGATGTTACTGGTGATGTTGGTGTAACTGGTTCAGTTACGGCTACTGTTGCAATGGTTTCTGACACAATTAGTGAAAGAAC